ACCAGCTACGCAGGATATCACACTTAATCTAAAAAATCGCCAGAAAGCCATAGATGAATATCACTATGGTCCCTTAAATCCAAATGAACCCAATGATGAATATTGGCAAGAACTAGCAGACAAATGGAACACTGATGATATTGAATCAGTCAAACAAAACCGCTGTGGCAACTGTGCGGCATTTGACATATCAGAAGACATGCTAGATTGTATAGCCAAAGGTATAGGCTCAGAACCAGGATCAAATCCTATGGACACTATTGATGCCGGTGATCTAGGCTACTGCAAGTTTCTTAAATTTAAATGTGCGAGTAAACGCACCTGTGACGCTTGGGTCGAAGGAGGACCAGTTACCAAATGAAAATTAATGAATTTTTATCAGAATCAAAAATAGCGGAAGAAATATATCATGGTGATGAATTTTTTGAAGCATATGGTGAAATGTGGTACAACGAAGATGAACAATTGGATGAAGCAGAGTATCATGGCCGCAAAGTACCTCTTGGTAAGCCTATGCGTGGCGATGTTAAGAAATTTAAGGTTTATGTTAAAGATCCTAAGACTGGCAACATCAAAAAAGTAAACTTTGGTGATCCTAATATGCGTATCAAAAAATATATTCCAGCCCGCAGGAAATCATTCCGTGCCCGTCATAACTGTGATAATCCAGGACCGCGTACTAAAGCCAGATATTGGTCTTGCCGTAAGTGGTAATGTAAATGACCAATTGGGATATCTACGTTAGAGAGTCGTATGATATCGTTCGCAGAGCAGAGTGCGAACTTACAATTAATTTGGCACACGAAGTAGAAGCATACATAGTACACCTATTCGCACACTATCTAGACAAACCAAATGTTAACACAGTTCCTGTAGGTGTTAAACTACTAACTAGTGTCAATCTCCCCGTAAAAGCTAAAAAAGAAATGCTGAAAAATGTAGGCGATGAATGCTTGTTAATCAACAGCATGGAATGGGGTCGTCCACGTTGGCCTACCGAAATTTATTATGCTGATATGGGACAAATGGCTTACGTGTCAAGAGCCTACGCTGAACGTCCACCAGAAGAGTTGTTTGACGATCTAGCTTATCAATTCCAAACTGCTACCAAAATACTCAGAAAATGCAGAATAAATTAACAAACTCGTAGACACGCATATATAATTATAGTATAATATATTTTTCAACCAAGGAGAGCCACATCATGGCATCAAAAATGTTTTCAGGCGAACAAAAAGCCAAACTAACACAGTTAATTAACGAAGGTATTGCTGTATTACAAGAAGTGGAAGATCTGTCAGCAGGCTTAAATGATACTGTAAAAGCAGTAGCAGAAGAATTAGAAATCAAACCTAGTTTGCTCAAAAAAGCGATTAAGATCGCTCAAAAATCAAAACTAACCGAAACCAATGCTGATCACGAAACAGTTACTGACATTCTTGAAACAGTTGGTCGCACGGTTTGATCGATTGGCACGCGACATGGAATTTTGTCAAAAGAGATTGGCATAGCCATCCCGTTAGATTATGTTTAGAAATATGTAATTGGTTATTAAACATAGTAATAGCACTGTCGGTTAGCCTAACAGTACCTTATACTGATTGGTTGGTTGTTTACCCAATTATATTTGTAGCATTAACTATTAGTATGTTTACAAGTATCAGTCGTGGCAGTTTTGGCTTATTGATGACTACCATTACGCTTTTTATCATTGATGGTATAGGATTTTACAGAGTATTAGTGTTATAATTAATAAAACGCCCACCCGGGCATGAAGAGTGTGTGTGAGCTAGAAGTCGCACAAAAAGGAAATGAATGAGTTACGTAGACGCACTATTTGATCGAAATAAAGATCGCATATACATCGTAGAACGAGTAAATGGCCAGAGAGAATACAAAGAGTATCCTGCCAACTATACTTTTTATTATGATGACCCCCGTGGTAAATTTCGCACTATATACGATACGCCTGTGTCGAGATTCAGCACACGTATAGGCAAAGAGTTCCATAAAGAAGTTAAAATCAATTCAGGTAAGCGTATCTGGGAAAGTGATATCAATCCCGTGTTCCGTTGTCTTGAAGAAAACTATCTTGGACAAAAGTCGCCTAAACTACAAACAGCGTTCTTTGACATCGAGGTTGACTTTGATCCTATTCGTGGGTTCAGTCGTCCAGAAGATCCATTTAATCCAATCACTGCGGTATCAGTATATCTAGATTGGCTAGACAAATTAGTTACCATGGTTATCCCACCCAAGTCAATGAGCTGGGAAACTGCTGAAGAGATCGCCAGCAAGTATGACAACTGTTTCTTGATGGAACGTGAAGAAGACCTACTTAAAACATTCTTGGACTTGATCGATGATGCAGACATCTTGTCAGGTTGGAACTCAGAGGGCTTTGATATTCCATATATGGTGCAACGCACTAACAGAGTGTTGAGCAAAGATGACACACGCAGATTCTGTTTGTGGGGCCAGTTCCCTAAACAGCGTGAGTTTGAACGCTTTGGTGCGGCCAACATGACATTTGATCTTATTGGTCGGGTGCATATGGACTATATGCAACTTTATCGCAAATACACATATGAAGAACGCCACAGTTACAGTCTAGATGCTATTAGTGAATATGAACTAGGCGAGAGTAAAACACAGTATGAAGGTACACTAGATCAATTATACAACAAAGACTTTGCTAAGTTTATCGAATACAATCGCCAAGACACCGCCTTACTGCACAAACTAGATACAAAACTACGCTTCTTGGATCTAGCCAACGAACTAGCGCATGACAATACTGTGCTACTACAAACTACCATGGGTGCGGTGGCAGTCACTGAGCAGGCTATCATTAACGAAGCACATCAACTGGGCATGGTCGTGCCAAATCGTAACCGTGATGAACAGTTTGACACACAGGCGGCAGGTGCTTATGTGGCAACTCCTAAAGCAGGTATGCATGACTACATTGGTGCTATCGACATTAACTCACTATATCCAAGTGCGATTCGTGCGCTTAACATGGGACCAGAGACTATCGTCGGGCAACTACGCCAGACAATGACCGAACACTATATCAAAGAGAAACAAACATCGGGCAGTAGTTTTGCAGACGCATGGGAAAACTTGTTTGGGTCGTTGGAGTATACTGCGGTCATGAACGGCGAAGTTGGCACGGAGATTACCATTGATTGGGCTAATGGCACCAGTGATGTCCTAAGTGCCGCAGACTGTTGGCGACTAATATTTGACAGCAATAAATCATGGATACTCAGTGCCAATGGCACTATATTCAACAATGAGCGCAAAGGTATTATCCCAGGCTTGCTTGAACGTTGGTATAGTGAACGTCAAGATATGCAGGCTAAAAAGAAAGAGGCTGTCACTGATGAAGATACTGCATTCTGGGACAAACGACAGTTAGTCAAGAAGATTAATTTGAACAGTTTATATGGTGCTATTCTTAATCCAGGCTGTAGATTTTTTGATAAGCGTATTGGCCAATCAACTACCTTAACTGGTAGGACTATCGCTCGTCATATGGATGCATATATCAATGAGTGTATCACTGGCGTATATGATCATACTGGTGAGGCGATCATATATGGTGACACAGACTCATGTTACTTTAGTGCTTACCCATTGGTCAAGGCAGATGTTGAGGCTGGCAAGATGGAATGGAACAAAGACATAGCAGTAGGCTTGTATGACAGCATCGCAGATCAAGTCAATGAGAGTTTTCCAGCATTCTGTGAACGGGCTTTCCATGCTCCACGACGTCAAGGTGAACTGATCAAAGGTGGTCGAGAAAGTGTATCACTCAAAGGCCTGTTTATCAAAAAGAAACGTTATGCTATCCTGATCTATGACATGGAAGGACATCGATTAGATACACACGGCACTCCAGGCAAAGTAAAAGCCATGGGCTTGGACTTAAAGAGATCAGATACTCCAAAAGTAATCCAAGACTTTTTAAGTGACATCTTATTATCTGTATTGACTGGTGCAGACAGAGAAACTATTATCACTAAAGTACGTGATTTTAAATTACTGTTTACAGAGCGTCCAGCATGGGAACAAGGCACACCT